TTTGAACAGAACTACGCCCCACTACCCAACCATTAAAGTCAGATAAGTCCTCTTCAGAAAGATTGGTCGCGTACAAGTACTCCAAGTTCCCGGAGTAAAGAGACTGAATCTGACCCGATTGCTGATACACTACCCAAGAAGTGTTGGCATTAAGCACCAACTTCCATGTAGTATACGGTATGTAAAGTTTACGCATTTTTCATCGCCCTCAAGAATCATAGTAGTCAAAGGAGCCACGGTAGACGTTAGAGGTACCTGACACCGGAGTCACATACATAAGTATACGCGCGGGCCCAGGGACTTTAATATACGATCCGTAGTTACGAGAAGTTTGGCTAGACTGACCGTACAAAGTCAAAAAGTCACCAATTTGCTTCTCGGGTTGGTTAGCAACGGGTAGAACCCGAGACCTCAAGGTGAATACAGAACCGTTACCCGCTACCGTCGAACTGCTGCCGATCAAGGTTCCCGTCACGCTGCAAGTAAGACCGGAGCGTACGTAATGGTGCGCCCAAAAGGTTTGATTGTTAGTGGCTGCAATAGTACCTACAGCGGTACCCCCACCTGCAGCTCCGGTAAACAGAGTAATAATTCCTACGTTGGACCCAGTACTACCGACAGTAATAACCTCCATTTTTTCGATGAAGCATTTTGTAGAGGTCACCAAGTTAACTGCGGTAGTACCATTGAGAGTGACGTCTTCCGTGCCAATTGTGGTTCCAGTAGCATTCATCCAAGAAATTCTAACTTGCCTAGCCCCGGTGCCAGCAGAAGAGTCATTCGCGTTAGAGGAGGCAATAGACCCTGTGAAGTTAGCCGTTTGCTCTGTGTAAGCGGTGCGCCTAACTTCAGCGAGTGCAGTAGAAGCCCTAGTAGGGTCGCCGAAGGCGATGCCTGGGGTAGAGGTTACCGGGGCCGTAGTGACAGGGATTGCAGCCTGATTAGGGGATAGCACCACCACAAGAGCATTATCCGCAGCAACAGGGGCGGTGCTGGCGGGCTTGACGGACACTGGTCCGGTAGCCCCATCAGAAATCTGATGGAAAATAGACCTCGCAACAACATCCCCAGTAGGCGCTACGTTTGTACCGTCCGTCCTACGCACAAAGATTGAACGTGCTAAAGCATCAGGCCACTGGTCACTCGCAGCTACAAAAGGGATCGAAGAGGCTCCGGTTTTTTGACCTACCGTTGGTGAAGTCGATCCTAACCATGCCCCAATATTCGTATCAAGACGGCCCCCTATGAGGGACGCGGGGAGCCCCCCAGCTAATCTAGTAATGATCTGTTTGAGTCTACCGATTACCGTGTTTGCTGTGTCAGCATCCGATGTAGCACCGATACTTACTGAATGCCCGTCTACTTGACTCGAAGCCGCATTTTTAGATGCAACTTCTGACTGGTCAGAAGAGATGACAACAGGGGTACTGCTCGCCATATTTTTCTGCCCAAGTGTGTTGATCCTAGCCGTGAACGTCGAATCAGCGAGACGGGTTCCTAAGGTAGTCTCTGTTGCCGCCCCAGAAGGAAGGGGGAGGGAAACCGCTGAAACGGGAACTGTATTATTTGGGCTAATTGCCACGACAAGGGCAGGGTCGGCCGCGGTAGCGGCCGTACTTGCCGCCTTGACCGCCGCGGTATTGGTACCGTCCGTTATCCTGTGAAAGATACCTCGCGCTGCAACGTCCCCGGTGGGCATCGTGTTTGTGCCGTCCGTATGCCGAGTTGGCCAAAACCCAGACAAGGCTGCCGCAGCGCCTTGATTTGCTGTTACCGTGCCATCAACGGTAAGAGATCCACCGTTGTCCGTGATTGGAATTGCTGTTTGGTTACTTGCGATAACGACGGGGGATGAAGCTGCCATCGCAGCTTGGCCCGCTGCTAACGTCTTCGTATTGATCGAACTAAGCGTTGTTTCGGTTGCAGCTCCAGTAGGTAATGGGAGTGACGATGCCGAAACAGGTTGAGTAGAACCCGAACCGTCAACCCTAAGACCACCAGCAGTAGTTAAAGAGAGTGAACTAAGCTGCCCCGTTGTATAAGAGGGAGCTGCCGTGGTAACTGACCCTCCTACGGATGTAGCTTGTGCTGGTGGCGCTGACCCCGTAGCACTTACGCTTGAGTTGCTTGCTACAATTGGGTTGTTTGGGCTGATCGCAACTACAATGGCTGTGTCAGAGGCAACGGCTGCAGTAGACGCTGCTTTGACTGTAGCTGTGTTTGTACCATCGTTAATCTTAGTTGTCTGGCTCCCAAGAGTCGTTTGGTTTGCAGACGTCGCTGAACCCGTAGGAAGAGGGAGGGAAACCGCTGAAACAGAAACAGTATTATTTGGGCTGATCGCAACAACCAAAGCGGGGTCGGCCGCTACCGCGGCCGTACTTGCCGCTTTCACTGCCGCATTATTTGTACCGTCAGTGATGCGGTGAAAGACCCCCCGTCCCGCGGTATCCCCAGCGGGCATTGTATTAGTACCGTCAGTGACGATAACGGGCCATCGCCCCGAAAGGGCCGCAGAGGTGCCTTGGTTAGCGGTGACAGTCCCATCAACAGTCAAAGAGCTACCATTATCCGATACTGGAATGACTGTCTGGTCTGATGACAGAACCACTGGCGTGCTGTTCGCCATGGCCTTCTGTCCCAGAGTGTTCACGCGTGCTTGAAAGGCTGAAGTCGTTAGTACTCCGGTGAGCGTCGTCTCAGTAGCCGCGCCTGTGGGGAGTGGCCAGCTAGTGGCGTCCACGGTAATCGAACTACCACCGTCATCAATACTTAGAGTGGTACCGTTATCGGTAACTGGAATCGCTGTTTGGTTATCGGCAATTGTGACGGGAGAGCTACCCGCCATGTTGGTCTGCCCTAGAACGGGCGTCTTTGCGCTAATCGCCGAAAGGGTAGTTTCTGTTGCAGCCCCTGTGGGAAGGGGTAAAGAAGTAACACTAACTGGTTGTGTAGTGGTACCCGTAGGGTCAACCCTGATCGGATCCGAGGAGGTCCCTGCTTCAACCGAACCCCCCGAGGCGGACTTTCGGAGAATCGTACCGATCACATATTGATTACCTGCGCCGCTGTCAGCGTCAAATACACGAGCTGCTTGTAGGTTAGTGCCATCTGTACCCCCAATCAGAGTGGATGACGTTGGTGATGCCGCGTTGTTACTACCAATTGAGGGGTTTGTTGCAGTGAGAGTGCTGTTCGGTGAGATAGAGACTACGAGGGCGGGGTCAGTAGCTAAAGGGGCCGTACTTGCCGCCTTGACCGCCGCGGTATTAGTGCCGTCCGTAACCTTCTGGAAAAGCGCACGACTGACAGAATCGCCAGTTGGCATGGAATTTGTACCATCCGTAACCTTTACGGGCCATGCTCCTGCGATAGCTGCTGCTGTACCTTGTGCGCTTGTTACTACGTCAGAAAGGGTAAGTGCCCGAATATCTGTGGGGTTTACTGCAGTACCCCCATGGTACACCTGAATATCCAACGCCTGATGGTCTGAACCTTCCGCCGTACTAGTAACATCTGCCGCAGTTGTAATACCTTTCGCACCCGCCCGGACAATAGCCTTTTGCGTACCCCCAGTGAGTGTAGCATCCAAAGCCAGGCCACCAGTAGTACCTATATCAGCAGTAACCGTACCGTCAACCGTAAGGGAAGAACCGTTGTCCGTTACTGGTATAGCAGTCTGGTCTGACGCAAGAACCACGGGAGTAGAGGCAGCCATAGCCTTCTGCCCCAGCGTGTTTACCCTAGCTTGAAAGTTGGTAGAGGTAAGAACCCCAGTGAGAGTAGACTCGGTAGCTGCTCCTGTAGGTAACGGCAAGGAAACAACAGAAACTGGTTGAGTGACCCCAGAACCATCAACTGTTACTGCTGTGGCGCCTGTAACCCCTTGAATAGTTAACACACCTCCAATAGGGGTACCAGCCGTCCCCGGGCCCACGCAGACCTGACGACCAGAGGTATCTGTTGCTAATGTTCTGGCATTGGTTCCATCCGACCCGCCAACCAACACGGGACTGCCAACGGCTGCAGCCCCTGAAGTCGCAGCCCCAGACACAAGAAGCCGTCCGCTAGTGTCGGCTAGTATATTCCTGGTGTTGGTGCCGTCAGAAGCTCCAACTCGAACGGGGTTCCCAGAGACTGCCGCTGCCACCGCTCCGGGACCCACGACGTTGAAATTTCCGCTACCAGTGACACCACCGATAACGCTTGCCCCTGTAGGCAAAGATTCAGTCAAAGTGCTGCCGGTGGCCGCCGACTCTCTAATAACCACAGTAGCGGTGCCTGAGGTCCAAGCTGATGACCTAACCCTAACAAAACTCAAACCTGCAGCTGAGACGCGCCACAAACCATTTACCGTTGTACTTATGGAAACGGTGCCAGAGTTAGGCTGACGAGCCCCCAAAGAGACGAAAGTGGAACCATTAACCGTACCTTCAAACTGAATGGTGCCTACCCAAGTCCCCGTAATCTGTATTGTCACAGACCCGCGGCCTTGTATATCAGTAGATGTAACCGAAACCCCATTAGCCGCTATAGTTGATGTGGTAATATCATCTTGTACCGCGGATACCGGCACCTCGGTACCGCCAACCACACCTTGGACAGTTAACACACCTCCGACGGGGGTACCCGCTGCACCGACACCCACGGTTGCGATGTTCCCAGAAGAGTCGACGTTCACAATTCGTGAAGTAGACCCGTCTTTACCCACAAGTAAATTTCCCCGTGCATCAGAAGGTAATGCAGTAGCATCTTTGACTGCAACTTCCACACCGTCGGTGGTAAACGGAATACTTACAGGAGACTTTGCCATTTACGTAATCACTCTCGTTTGACTAGACTGAAAAACCCCAGAGTACGCGTATGTATCGGTTACCGTGACTAGTACCGTAGTACCGTCTACGTCGTAAGCTTTCCACACATCCGTCGCGATTGTCTTGTTACTATTGTAGGTAACTGTCTCTTCTACAATCTTTGCTGTCTTAGCAGATGACGTCCACCAAATGAAGCTAGTTGGAAAGGGCCCGGGGGAAGCAATCTCATAATACGCACCGGAAGCAAACCCCTCATATGGGCCACCCTCCTCTGCAAGATGCACAAGCTGCCTAAGTGCCCTATGTTGACTCTCTGATAGACCACCGAGAGTCTTGACTACCCCCTCCTCGTAGAAATTGAATCCTTGACCACTGACATATGTCATCTCCCCATTCTGAGTTGGGGTAACACCAGGCTCGAAAAGAAGACTTTCTTCTTCGCGCTCACCAGGGAATCTATCAGGGGTTCTACCCATCAGACCTTACTCTTGCGTCTTTTTTTTGCAGGCTCCAAAGGAGTCTCTACTTCCGGTACCATAGGTTCTGCCCCCTCTTCCCGACGGGAAGCTAATGGGTCCCCTGGGTGCTCTCCCGTATTCCTAGACACGGGACGTCTAGGATCGTCCTCCACTTCTACCGTACCGTCGGCTATCGCTTTCTCTAACGCAACCACGGAGTCAAGCAAAACCTTCTCGTTATCGTGAAGAGCCTTGATTATGTTGACCGACTTCTCTAGGGCTATGACTTTACCCTGTGCTTGATAAGCCTGAACTTCAGCTTGGATACCCAAATTCCGAAGAACCTCCATTGAACGTAGCACCCAACGCTTCACTAAGGTGGCTTGCTCAACGTCCAAAGTCCCGTCTTTGGCGTCCTTGTCAATATGAGACGTCAACTCCTCAACTTTACTACGCCCAAGAGCAAAAGCCTTTTTCGCACCGTCAAAACCCGACTGCTCTGACTTGGCCGCCTCCAGCTGGTCATCTAGTTTCACCCCCATCTCATGGTAGGTCAAAACCTTGACTTCATGTTTGACTCTCTTCATCTTAGCTCCATATATGATTGAAGGGGAGGGGCGAAAGCCTCTCCCCTTCAAGGTTCTAATCAGAAGATTAGAGCGTTATGCCCAAACGATTGAAGTAAGAACGTCTGGTTTTGTGCCAGCCTTGAGATTGAACTCAAACTTAAGATCCCCGTTGGCCGGGGTGTCGCCTGGGTAAACGTCATGGTTCGCAGCGGCGTTAGCCCCGTTGCGGAGAAGTACGCCATTGAGGTATACGTCGACCTTAGCTACAAAGTCGCCCGATAGGTACGCGGGAAGCTGTGCGTCAAGGTTAGCGCCGCCACCCACGAAGGTAACGTTAGTGTTAGCCGAAGCTGCTACGGTAACAACCGCTACGGCCTTAGAACGGCTGCCCTGTCGAGCCTGGTAGATAGCATTGAGAAGGGAGACCTCACCGAAGGCTGCCTCGAAGTTATCCCACTCCGCTGTAGTATCCGACAGTTTGATGCCGTTAGTTTGCGACCAAGTAGAGCCCGTCTGGTTGCTATCGTCGAAGAAGATCTCCCCCGAAGCATTCAAGCGGATATCGGCCGCAGCCGCTGAGGCAAGAGTCAAAGCCCCCGCCGAGTCGATCTGACCCGCGGTAGACCCCAAGTTGAGCTGAGTACCACCCGTATCGACCGAAACGCCGTTGGTGAACGTTGCGGTATTAGTGTTGGTAACAGACCAGTCGTCTGTATTGAAAGAGACTACATCGCCGGCCGCCGCTGGGGCGATCTTGAAGATGTCACGAGCGCCGGTAGAATCCTCGAAGTCCAAGGAGAAAGTGTCCGTGATCTGCCAACGGATGTTACGATCCGTCTGAGTGGCCGCACCAACCTGGTTATCGATAGCGTTGTTAAGCGTGACGTCCGACCCGCTTGCCGATTGGTCAATGAAGACCCCTGAAAGGAAAGCCGTCTCAGGTACCGCGTCAAAGTTGATTCTACGTACGTAAGCGTAGTTGATGACCTTGCCGCCAGTATAAAGGGCGTCTACGTGTTCAAGGTCGTTCCCCGCTGCGTTTTCCGCCACGAAGCTGATTTGAACTTGGTGGTTAGTGTCATTGAAAGTATCACCGTTTACGACGCCAGTTTCGGTCTGGAGGAGGCCGAAGATATCCTTACCGTTGCCGTTCTGAATAGGCTGACCCGTAACCGCATCACGAACTATGACTAGGCTCTTAGGGGAAATCGCGTTGGGGCCAGAGACCTCAGTCAAAGAGTGTTGCCCGACGTCCGTGGCCAATGTAGCTATCACCACACCGAGAGCGGTACCCGCGTCGACCGCCGCGGCTTCCGTAGGAGTTTCGCTGGAGGCTTGAGACAACACCTTGATATCGCCCGCACCGCCAGTGAGCCCTGTGACGATAAAACCAGCGTTCGCTACGGTCTCAGTGACAGCACGATTTCCTACTGTGCCGCCTCGGTCATGGGTAAGGTTGGTCACCGCACCGCCACCCGAAGAAGCCGTGACGAGTAGAGTTGCACCTACGCCGTTGATGGCAGCCAAGATGGACGCCGCAACGGTAGAAGCAGAATCGCCGCCCGTAAAGGTAACCGCAATATTGCCACCACCTACGCCGCCGCCCGAGTCAAACTCAAATACCGTAGGAGTATTGATTCCGTCATTAATCGTGAATGTCTCGCCGTCCACCAAGCTGGCGCCAGCTACCGCCGTAATCGTTCCCGTCGCCGACACCGAAGCTGGAATTGTAACGTCGGTCAAAACCTGGGAGCGGAAGAGAAGACGCTTCTCTTCGATATCATCCAAGTCCGTGTTAAGTGCCGAGATAGCACGCTTCTTGGCATTTACCGTGGGGATATCCGCGTACCAGTTACCCGCGGAGTCAGCAAAAATTGCCCTCTTCAACTGCGCTCGAACAGAGTTCAAGTCATCCTGAAGGTTAGCCGCACCAGACTGCAAGGTTGATCCTGCAGCCAAGGTATCGTCGTAGGTGTCCGACGAGTAGATCTGAGTATCTTGTTGAATAAACGTTCTGCCCACCGGATTGCTCCTTGTTTAGCACTATCCTCTTCATCTACCCAAAAGGGATAAGAAGATTCAAGGAGCTGTAATCACATAATCGGCTAAAAGGTGGTCATTAGCGCGAGGGGAAACTTCCAGAACTATAGTGTCATACCCCGTACCTGGTCCGGCACTTTCAACAACAATGTAATCATCAAGAAGGGTTAGTCGCACCCCATTAAGGTACACTTGTATCGTGAGAAACGGTAAGTTATGTACATACTTCTCTAGTCCTGGGGTACGGAATGTTTTGTTGAGTCCGTCTTTAACTCCAACTAACCCTTGACCTGTACGAAACCGACCAACAGCTATGAAAAGCTGCTGGGCAGTTTGTAAGTTCAAGTAGTTTATTAGGTACACGGAGCAAAACCCCCACCGTCAGGAGAGAGGTTTTAGCGTAGCGTAGCAGGGGTAAAGGTTGCGGAAAATGCTACCGCCCCGCCAACGCCCCTTACCCAAATAGACGAGACGAGACCGTTGAAACCAATGTTTTCCTTGCCGAACGGCACGGTAGCTTCTGGCCCACCCTCTTGAAAAGCTACCATAAGGGCGTTAGCCCCGTCTAGGTTCAGGATTCGGAAGTTGTTCATTGCCCTTGGGAGGTCAATACGTAGAGCCGAGGTAGGAGCTGACCCAGTGAAAGCCATCTGCTCATTACCTGCCGTAGGGGGCGCTATAAGAGTAGGGGCGCTGGGAGCCGGAGTAACCATCTCCCCGTCCGCCTCGTCAATAAATACAAGCTTGAGCCAAAAAGCTGCCGTATCCGAGACCCCAAAATTCGAAGGCTTGAACAAGACTCGAACGTTTTCCCCTGGTTGAATTACGTTATGAGCGCCTTTGACGTCTGAGTCGACGAACCCAGTACGCGGTACCGTCATTATCGTGGTAGCAAAGGCACCAGAAGGGGTTGTATCCGTCTTTAGGCGATAGGCCTTCACGCCGGCTGGTTGGGCTTGCAAAGGGGTTACAAAATCAATGAGCCCAGCCTTACGCCGCAAAATGGAGAAGAGTCTCGTAGTCATGTATCACCGCTCCTTCTTCACGAGGTTTTCATAGGAGGAAGCTGCAAGATCCCCTTTATCCTTCCGTACCTGCTCCTGGGCTTCCCGCCATGTGCCGGTCTCTTCCCCTTTGTAGTTAGGCTGAAGTTTAGGGGTACGTACATGGTCCTTTTGGCGTTTACCCATAATTGAAGCACGAGCCTTACGGTACTGGTTCTCCTTAATGGACTTGCTGGCCCAACCGCCGCTGGGGCCCTCCTTCAGGATAAATCCGAGGGTGCCAGGGGAAAACGCAAACTCAACCTTTGCCTCACACCCAGAGCACTTTAGTTCTTGAGTACCAGCTTGTACCTTATCAAACTCGGAGAAGGGTAACCTCCTGTCTGACCTCATTCCACATTGTGTACATGCAATCTCATATATAGGCATAATCTCTCACTTCAACGGGACGGTCCAATCACGAACCCGACCAATTACCGACGCAACATGTTTACATACACGGTTCACACCGGAAGGGTCCCTAATAACTGGGACTGTAGCTGTGCCCCGAGGTTTTCCGTCTAAGTACTTGTCCTTCTTAGCATGGTACTCCGAACCTAACCAGCGCCATGCGTTGCAAGAGCAAGTGAATGATACTTCCATCTTAACTAAAGCAGTGACTCTACCCTTACGGGCGGCCTTCATTTTGACTACCTTGGGTCCGTTACCGCAATCTACTGAGAAGAGCCAGCGAAGGTTTAGTACATCAACCCTCTTCAATGTTGAAGTGCACTTCTTAGCTCTCTGTAGGACGTGTTCCCCCAATCCAGTTTCTACTTCCTGTACCCTTGTAGCAACCTTGATCTTAGATTCAAAGTTGACGGGTACCTCAAGTGCCAAATCAGCTAAACGGGTATGAGCTACCGCAAGAACTAATGACGCACTGTGGTCACTAGGTATCCCGTCGCGATACGGGTAAGGCGACTTGCCGTTACCTTTTTCTGGGCCAGGGGTACCTATGGAAGGCTTAAGGTTTTGAAGATTTATTTCGTCGGGGCGAGTTTGACTCTTAGTTAGGTCACTTGCGTCATCTACCCTGTATATAGATTCATCGTCCTTACCCTGTTCCCGTGGGGATTCCCCCGAGGGTTTAGCATACGTAGAAGTGCCCGGAATCCCAGGGTCCAAGGATATACCTTTACCACCGGGCTCCCCGACGGGAAGCTTAGCTTCCCCTACTATAGAGTAGGGAGGATTTGCCACTTGCTCAGATTAGGACTTGAACTGCATGTTAGTGTTTTCGAGGTGTGACTTGTATTTTGTCGGCACTTCATGTTTAGACATGACCTCTCTGGCCTTCTTCTTGTCCAATGTCATTGCGCTGTTGCCCGTCACCTTGATGATGTGCTTTTTGACCAGGCTTTGGATGTGCGGGTTATCGAGGGAGTAAGCTCCGAGGCCGGCCCGTTTCATCGCATCGGCCCGATAGGAGGGCTTTAGCATATCGAAGAGTGACATGACAGCAAGATCCTCGTCTGAAAAGTCACTAGCTGTCTTGAAGTTGTCCCCATGCTCCTCGGTCATCTCTTTCCACATGTCCGCGTCTTCCTGACTCATATTCTGTGTAGGATCCGCAGGCTTGCCCTCTTCAAAACGAGCCTCATGCCAGTCGGAGGCGTACTTTCCGCTATTGTAGACGTCCTCGTCCTGAACCGCTTCCTCAAACTTACGCCACTCAGCCTTAGCTTTTTCCCCTGCCATGAACGTCTTGGTCTTAGGGTAGTAAAGAACCAAGTCGCCCTTTTTGAAAGCCGTACCGTCCGACGTCTTACCTGGGTACTTCGCGGTAATCCAGCGTGGATCCCCCGAAGCAGCGGCCTTGAAGTTATTGATTGACTCTTCTCCTGCTACGTGCTTAGCAATGTCCAACAAAGTGTTGGCAATTTTGGAGCTGCTAGGGTTTACGCCTTGGCTCTCCTCCGCCTCAATCGCCTCAGCAACGCGCCTAAGAGCATTTGCCACGTCCGTACCAGTCGCAAACTTTTTCATGGTGTCTCCCTCTGCACGACGATCAAAGCGTCGAATTCTAACGTCCTTGAGTACTTGTTCTAGTTCGTTGACTTTTTCCGGACGAAGCTCCTGCTTCAGTTCCTCGTAGTCAAGCCTGGACGCAGCCAAAGCAGTTGCATCCAATGCCTTATCTAAGCGAAAAAGTACGTCAGGAATGGCGTAGAGAAGGTCTCCGGCCACCTCGTAAACGTGCCCCTTTTGCTCAGACTTCTCCACCAAGTGCATAGCTTGGTCTATATACCTCTTGAGCTGAGCACAACGCAGACGCGCGTCCCCAAGCTCTTCTGTTAGATAGACCAGTATACCCGAGGTTTTGCTATGCCCTTTAGTCATCAAAGGGGCACCTATACAAGAGGACTAGCTAGTTTGACGACGCCCCAAAAGCTTCAGGGAACTCATCTAGGAGAATTCTTTTGAAGTCGTCACTCTCCGCTGCAAAAACGGCCTGAAGAACATCGTACCTCTCAGAATAATCCAAACGAAGTCTAGCAAGCCTGCGCTTCCAATGGTCATCGAAAGAGTAGTCTTCAGGGAAGTCCGAGCAGAGAGTCTTGGCAATACGTTTCCTAGTATCCGCCGTACCGTCCTTGCCGATTTTAGACTCTACCGAAGCTTGAGCGGGAGAAGCCTCTGACGCCTTAAAAGCTTTCTTGGGGCCGTTCAAGTTCCGGAAGACCATCCCCTCCGCTATCACACTACTGGATTCAGCCTTAGTGGTGTCTAAACCACTAAGGTCCGCGATTTCAGTGCCTCCACCCGTGGTAATAGTGGATGTAATACCATCTACTGTCTTGGTTCCACCAGTCTTAGTTTGAATCTTGGCGAAGTGAGTAGCTAATCCAAGCCCTTCCAGCTCAGCTACGCGAGCGGCCTTAGCTGACCCCTTTTTCTGCAGATACTCCTCCTTAGCTTCGTCATCTAAGCGGGACAAATACTGCCCCTCAGACAGGCCTTCACCTGGTTCAATCTTTACATTGTTTACCTCATGAAAAGCCGCTCCCGCAGTCTCTGGCGTCAACTTAGTTTCAGACCGAGCTGGAGTTTTGAACGTACGATTGACCACCACCCCATCCGACCCAGCGGATCCCGTAGTCCTGGTTGTAGCCGTACGCTTCATAGAAGCCATTTCAGCTCGCTTTTCCTGACGCTGGCCTTGGGTCATGACAATACGCTCGTCAGACTCCACCGTAGAAATCAAGCTCTTGGTCGCCGGTTGGCTCGCGTTCTGCTGAGTCCTAACTGCATCCCTAACCTGAATATTAGCCGACACTGGGGCTACCAAAGACTCAGAATCGTACTCCGAAGTAGGGACAAGCCACCCCATTTTTACCGCCCCGCGAAGGTTGGGGTAGGCGATACGTTGGTCATTGATGACCACCACGGAACCATCAAAAAGAACCTCCCCGCCCTCAACGATGTTGACTTCAGTCGCTCCGAGTGAGAAGGTCTTCTTAGCTGTGAAGCTCTCAAACTTGTTAGGGACGAATTTAATTTGATCTACTTGCATCTGTGTCCTCCATAGAGGGGGTATCACAAATGAATAAACGAGAAAAGGTGCCTCCTTTTCAGGTGACACCCTTCTCGTTAGTTTTGCCGGAAGCTTCAGGACCCGATCACTTCGTCCCTCAAAGCCTTAGCAAAAGTAGCCTTGAGCTTCTTACCCTCAGGCTTCTCAGGGATGACTATCTCCTCTCCGGTCTGAGGGTTTCGGCCCACACGCTGAGGGCGCTTAGCTGTGCTCTTCACTGTGATCTTCACTACCCCAGGCAATGAGAACTCTTGGCTCTCTACAAGCTCCTGGGCGGCCACCTCACTAATGGCGTCCAGAACCGCTTCGACCTGAGCCTTAGTCAAGTCAGAGACTTTACCGTGAATTTCCTTGACAACTTCAGCTTTTGTCATTTGTTGATTTCCTTTAGTTGTTGTAGTGCGTCAGACGAACCACAAGTACACCGAGTTTGTCTTGATTTTGATTGGCGCCTACTTCGGAGGGCGCCCTATGTTGCGAGAATGGTCGATACCGTACTTCTTGAGGTAACGGTCAACAGTGGTAGGTGAGCCACTTAGGTCTTTCGCGATACCTCGTATGGACTTTCCCTGATCAACCATGCCCCGAAGAACCTCTTCCGTGAGCGCCTGACGTACTTGGTAGTGCGGGCCTTGGAATCCGAACACAAGCTTGTGCTGCATACACTCAGGCATATGAAGCTTAACCAAGTCGATAAAACGGTGAGCCTGGTCCTCCCCTTCAAAGATGAAGTCTCCCGTATTGCCTTTGTGTACTTCCCAACGAGGGTGGAGGCTAAACTTCTCGAAGATCTCTAAAGCTATAACGTGACTTTCTGAGAGTAACCCAAAAGTGATTCTAGGCCACCACCCAGCGGATCCGTCGTCCATGAACCATACCGCCAGCGCCAGTTCGTCTACGAGTGGTACAACCTCCCGAGACAGTCTTTTTGGCCCAGAAGCGTCGTAAAACAGAGCATGCCACTCATTTAGTGAGGTGTGGCTTACCGTGTGAAATCTCCAACCAAGAAAGTCTGCCTCGTCCTTCTTCCAAACCACTGGCTTCATCTCGGTAGACACCCAAGAGCCCCACTCAGTAACCTTCCAAGCTAAATAGTCTTTTTGGTTTTCAGCGTGATTCTCATGGTACCTAGAAGCATTCTCTGTTCTCGATAACCTACCATCACCTAACATTGAGCCAACTAAAATTGACCTGAGCCGGCCTTCAATAGGCGGTACTTCGTACCTAGATGTACGAAGTATGGTCTCAATCCCAAATCTGTGGCGCCACGACCTGACCCTCTTGACTGTCTCACCTAAGAGGGAGGCGATCGCATCATCGGTAAGTTTCTGCTCTACGTAGAGATTGCGTAGTTTCTCAGGGGTGATTGGGCACGGGATGGCTTTCATGACGTCCTTTTAAGTACAAGTACGGGCTCATCTCGACCGAAACGCCCTGAAGGGGTAGCAAGCGTGCCTTCGTGAGTAAATCCTACATCACGGGCTACTCTGGTTACTTCTTCCGCTAACGGGAAGGTTTTGCCTCCCGTCCGTATTGTTGGTGCATGCAAGCAAAAGTAAGAAGAGGGTTTCAGCGCAAGGAAGGTCTTTTTGACAAGTGGTTCCAGGAAACCTGAGACCCACAAGTCCCAGGTTTTGTACCGCACCCAACTTTGAGTAGGGTCGTCAGCATAACGCTCAACAGAGAAAAGAGGCGGACTTGTAAAAGCGAAGTCAACCTTGATACCATCTAGGTCGACATCCTCGAACGGTGAGTTATGAATTTGAGCCTCAAAACCTAACTCAGATAGCATGCGCTTAAAAGCCTTACCGGCCTTTAAGTGAGGTTCGACTCCGATGCACCCCCTACCAGAAGTTAGAACGCTTATGGCTCTTGCACCATAGCCAGCGCAAGGGTCTAGAACAAGGCCGCCTTGCGGGCAAAACTCCTCTAGTACTGACTCGAAGGCAAGATTGGTAGGCGTACGAACAAGGCGGCCAATGACTCGCAATGTATTGAGTACCGTAACGGGTTGCTTCATCTTACGAAGGATATCTACCGCTTTACCTAACCATGATGGGGTATACCAAGCTAACCTAGCGCTCGGTAGTTGACCATACTTAGCGTTATAACGGTACGGGAAGAAACGGTCACATACCTCTCCAGTAGTAGGAAAACTGGTTCTTAGTAAGACATCCACGATACTCCCGGTAGGTGCCCCACTAGGTAAGGACTGAATCTGGGCGTTTGCTTCCTCTGCAGTCAACCTTGGGTTACCTTTGTATACTTTCAACCCCTCTTTCTTCAAATCTCGCCGCACGCTAGTTACTGACACATCAAGTATGTTGGATATCTCAACAACGCTCAACCCAGATTTAACCAAAAAGGTTGCTTCCGACAATCTATCCCTTGGCGCTAAACCCAAAGACCTTGGGAGTAAATCCAGTTTATGTGACATGCACTTTGGCACATGAGGTGACACCAAGTCAAGTAATTTCGTTAAATTAGACCGGTTAGACACTAAAATCGCATGGCTCCCGTTAGAACAGTAGCGCTCTCCTTTAATCTGGAAGTGCGCTAGCAACCGAAGTAGAAAATCTTGATCCTCTTCCTTTGGGGATACCGCAAACCTGACGTGACCACCACTGGTTCGTGACCCGTCATCTAGGTACCATATAGCTAGGACCAAACCGTCAAATTGGTCCAAAGGTAGGTTGACGAAAGTTTTGTAACCCCTTCCGGTCGGGTAGAAGGCCCTCCAGGTAGTACGAAAGCTCTTGCTAGCCTTTAAGCGAAGGATATTCCCGTAGTAGGTTTTACCGCCTTCCGTTTTTGACTGTGGGCGTATAGACTGGACGAAAGGACCCCAAATACTCGCCTTCCACTCCAAGTACGGTAGTTGGGCCTCCGAATGAAACTCCGAGTAAGCTGCCGTTTCTGATCCACTCGGGAATAGTCTACCGTCACCTAACATAGAACCTATCAACAACATTCGTTGCCGATAGGTCAGGTCTGGCAGCTTATACCGATCGGCTTTCTTTAACGTAGGTATGCCGTAGACCCTACGGAGTCTACCCACTTTGACTTGATAGGTGCCGTACATCTGAGCTATCTCAGATTCTGCGAGACATCTGTCAAGGTACAGGCGTTCCAACTCCGTCTTAGGTAGTTTTTCTGCTAGCTCCGAGATTTTCACCTACAGAATAACACCAAAAAGAAAAGCCCTCTGGTTTCCCAAAGGGCTTTTTTAGTCTAAGCTAGTTAGCTTTTTGATTAGGCGCGAGTGACGATCAGACGAGTCAAACCACGTGGATTGAACGCGCCAATGCCTACGTTCTCAAAACAACTGAAGCCGATCGTGCGGGCCTTAGGATCATCTGCCGACAGAACCGTGAGTTCCGTACGCACAGGAAAGCGTCCGAAATTCTCAGCTTCCGCGCAGATATAGACGAAGCCAGCGGGGACAAGACGGCTCGTGATGATCTGGGCGCCCCAAAGGGTTGCCTGAAGACCGGTCTTGAGCAATACCGCCTGGCTTTCCATGTCAAGGATGTCGCGACCGAACTTACGAACGTCCGCGTAATCCGTGGCATTCATGTAGACGCGAGCGACTCGAAGGTCGTGACGCTCAATCTCCGCGAAAGCATCCGCGAGGACCGAGGGGTTGACCGGAGCCACGACGTTGATGTCGGGGTTGGTCTGACCACTAAGAGTGTCGAAGCCCGAGACAGCGATGCTGTCAAGAACCGCAAACACGCGCTCGTCTTCCGCCGCCTGAATCTGAGCCTTAGCCAAGTCCTGGGCGCGCTCGATTAGATCGAAACGACGCTCCTTGATCTGGGTAAGGGGGATTTCAGGGTTCGAAGCAATCTCGAACAAGGGGAAGATTACACGACGTGGCTTCTGGATCGCGAGGATGTTTTCACCCTCTTCACCAACCACGTACGCCGTGACATCAGGGTCCTTGTCGTAGATAGGCAAGGCTCCGTCAGGAAGCTGCTCCACGAGGAAGGTCTTACGACCCACCGCCGTGTAATCGCGACGCAAACGAAGGGGTTGAATCATCGAAGCAGCGAGCTTCGCGCGGCCTGCAGCCGTCTTGATGTACTCGCTGATGATCTGCTGCTTGATATCGTTACTAACCATGGCCTAGCACCTTTCCTTACGGCTCAGACTCGGAGGTCCAGGATGAGCATGGGGGTGTTGGCGTCAGGAGCCGCCTTGACCACACCCATGATGGTTGGGGTTGCGCCCTGCAGGGTCTCGTACGAGTCCGCAGAGCGGTTTGTGAGGAGTCCGTTGGCCGATGCATACAGGAGGTCGCCCGCCGCGTATACAAGGTCAGTTCCGGCCGAACCACCCTGAAGGTGTTCCGTCTCATAAAGAGTAACGCCGAGACAGGTACCGGAACCACAAACGTACGTCCCACGTCCGCTGGCTACGCCAGGAGTGTTCTCGTACGCGTTACCCACAGCATCATTCAATAAGATGCCGAGGGGGCGAATGCCGGCAAGAAATGCCGGGCCTGCGTTTACAGCGGGGCCGCCGATTACGTTGTTGCCGGCCTGGGGACGGGTGAAGGCGACAGAACCGCCCAAAACACCGACCTTAGTGATACCTGCAAGAGTTGTTGACTTTACTGTACCGCCCGTGTAGACTACAGGGTTCGCCTGGGTGAATGCATCTGCTGCCAGGGCGCCAACGCTATTACGCGTTACGACGTGGAACAACTGAACTCGACCAGAAGTCTCCTTGAAGTCACCCGAGCTTTGTCCGCGCATTGACATAAATTCTCCTTAGCGTGGAAAGCGGGTTTCCTCATTTACATATTCATTTGAGGCAACCCTCTAGTAAGAGGGTTGAGAGTTATTAGCGGATACCAAAAGCGTCCCGTACATCGGGAGCCGAGGACCAGATTGAAGAAAGGTCAGACTCACCCTTAGAAGCCGAGAGCCCACCGAGTCCGCTCACCCCTTGAGAAGGGCGAGTTCCAACCGTACGGGTAGCCGCGGTACGCACCGCGTGCGCCTGCTTCTGACCCTGTTGTTGTGCTTGCTGAGCTTCAGTCTCTTCGGTGGCGAAGATCTGAGACAACATAACGTCATCCTGTTCCGTCATCATAAAGTCGCCCGTATCCATGGACGGAGCGTCCATTTCGATACCCATGTCGGACATCACAGGCTCTTGTTGCGCGAGCATTTGGTCAATGACTTGGTCATCGGCCGTTGGCTGCTGCATGCAAGCCTGAGCCTGCTTGCCCTGGTCCTGCTCGGACTGCTGTTGCTGCTGGCTCTGGGCCATAACCTGCTGAGTCGACTGACCCTGCTGTTGCATTTGAGCAAGCATCTGCTGCATCTGCTGAACTTGAGCCATCATCTGCTGCATCTGGGCCTGTTGGTCCATTTGAGCCTGCTTGCCCTGGTCCTGCTGACCTTGCTGTTGACTCTGGGCTTTCTTGTCGCCCTGGTCCTTGTCTTCAGCCTTCTCAGCCTTTTCCTCGTTGAACTTCTTCAGCGCGGGAGGAAGCTCTCCGCCCTGCTTGTCCTGGGCTTCGACCTGGTCTTGGTCAGCTTGCTGCTGAGCTTGCTTGTCCTGCCCATCTTGCTCTTGGTCTTCTTCAGAATCATCGTTAGCCACAAGAGCCTTGTAGGTCTCTACAAGGTCTTCGTCAGCTAGCTTCATGAGACGAGAAGCCTGGTCTTCGATCGCCGAAGAACTAGCAGACTTAAGCATCGCGCGGGCTACTGCTACCGCGAGAGAAGCCTTCTTGACCATCTCTACCTCAGTCGCTGTCTTATCATTACGCATTTCAGGCATACCAATCTCGTTACGCTTCACCTGCCCATTAGCGTACTCAGCTTCCCAAGTACCTTTAGAGGGGTGTACGTCCTCGGCAAAGTCCGACGGGCCGCCGATGTCGTACTCGTCAGGAGCAGGCTGATTGTTGACGTGGTCCTGATTCATCAAATAAGGATCCGCACGCTTGGACAGGCTCGCCCTCTTGGCGACCTCATCGCGATTCCAGGTTGTACGCTCACGGGGCATTGAGGAGTTTCCTTTCCTTGCTAGAGACGATATAAGTAGATTCATAGACCAAAGGAGAACAACTTGCCCTTTTCAATAAGGGAGGCTTTCTCTGATTGGGTAGGGGCCCTACCCATAATCTTACTGCACGCAGTAAGATACTCATTCACATTTGAATAACGGCCCGTTCCGCCTACAGCGATCACGGTACGGTAAACTCTTGACTCACCGGCCTTAGAAGCCTTCTTCATGAAGCGGCCTATAAGACGATCCATCACAAGTATCTCAACTCCAGTAAAGCGGCGAGCGTTCTGCACAGCTTCCCAACCGCCCATGGAATGTAGAATAAGGCCCGCAAGAATAGACCTAGCGCGCTTTGCTTCCTTCACGTTCGCAGCGACTACGGCCGCTCGCGTACGCCACTCAGAGTACTGAAGGGCGGACTTGATCAAGGACTCGTTAGAGGTATTCTCGTTCAACAAAGAGCGAGTCTTATTCGCCTCGCTATCCGAAAGTTCCTTCTTTACTCTATCTTTGACCTCATCAACCAAGGTCTTGTGAAGGTCGTCTACAACCTTCTTGAACGGACTTTCGGGGGCGCTAGGGGCGCTATCCTCGCTCTTACCTTGACTCTCGCCCTGGTTCATGCCGTCGTCAAAAGCAGCAACTTGACTCAAACGATTCCGTTTAGCCAACTCAGCTTGGCGCGTAGTTGAATTTGCCGCCGGAGCTTTCAAGGTTCCCAGCGAAGGTCCCTCGTGAAGGTAAACAAGATGGTCTCCCGACAAAACCTGAGCAGACATCTTAGCTGCCTTCTGAATAGCGCTTGGGTCAACAACCTCTACCGGTTGTTGAAAAGCAACTTGAATCTTCTCCCTGGCGCCGACACCCTCGGCCTTATTAGGGTCAAGGATATTGCGTAACACAGCTCCCTTGAAGGCTGGGTTAGCTACCCAAGAAGCCTCTATAAATTTCACGGAGCCAGGTTCTGCGCTTACATGACCACACAGTTCCGCCACTTTACGACGTTGACCCTTAGCGTCAATGAAGGTGTTACCTTTCTCGTACTTGATATGGCGACAGAGTTGTGGCTCATCTTCGCTTACATTCCCACACTTTGTGCACACAGTGTGGGTAACAGAACACCCCATAGAGAGGGTAGTAAGATGTCCGGAGGTGACAGCTTCTATTAGAGACTTGTGCTTACGCTCAGTAGCTACTAGAATGTCGATATAGACCGAATCTCCGATATCACGTGCCGCTGCATCGATGATGCGACCCTTACTAAGTTCCGGTAATTGCACGTGTTCTACGAAATTCGAGCCTCCAACGAACGTCCTAAACGAGGAAAGTAGTAGCTTTCGCTCGAAGCAATCAAAATTCGAGTTGATAAATTTCGTTGTGCCCTGCGTAACGTAGAAGTCTGAGTACAGACGATTGACCTGTGCTCCATCCACCATGGACTTGCCTAACGGCATACCAGCGGGGGACTCTGTGTCAACCGAGGCTACGATCGTGCAATGAGTCAGGAGGTACTGCTTAGGATCATACTGACCTAGTACTACCTGAGTAGCCTTACGAAGATCAAACGAGGGAGTAGGTTCCGTTGCCGCCTGGCGAATTTCGTCCCAACCCCTTTGAGTAAACAAAGGATGGACAACTTGAGCCTTAGCGTACTTGGAAAAAGCCATTTAAGCGACTCCTCCGAACCATTCATGAGGTTCCCCGGTAGGCCCTAGAATCGACGTTGGGTCTATTAGGTATAGGCACTTAGGGCAGGCGAAAACCTTATGCTTAGCGCCCTTCTGCATGCGATAAGTAGCCCGTCTCATACGCGTTGCGCATTTAGGGCAAGTTGGCTTCCCGCACTTTAGGTCTTCCGACGTAGCTCGGTACTGCCGGTTCTGAGCCACCCAATAAGCCGCTGACTTAGCTATGTGATTTTCAATGCGTAGATTCTGAGCGCCTTGAGCGAACGTGTAAAACTTAGAAACCTCAGAACGCAAGCTTTCATCATTTACGTTAGGTAGCATGCGGTACAGGTCGTCATAAGCTACAACCTCACTGGCACCCTTAGCCCAACGCCTAGCAAGCTCGACGTACATCACAGGAGGTAGTTCCCTATGGCGCCAAATACTAGACGTAGACGCCTGCTTTCTAGCTTTGACTATATCAACCGTTTGCAGGCTCTGGTCAAAAGTAGGGGGCAAGAACTTAATGAACGAGGGGTTTACCTTGACTACATCATCAGGAAACACTCGTTCATTACCAAACGGCCATTGTACGTCTAAGACCCCGAGGCCTTTATGTACCGCGGTAACCGTACCGACAAATGGCGACAAGCCCCCATTGACGAAGTTGATCTTGTGGACCACATCGCCTTGAGAGAAGTCTGCCGAAAGCTGCCAATAGTCAGTTGTCACGGATACCTCAAAAGTTCAGGGAGCTAGGGGACGACCCGTTGAACTCTTGCCGGTCGCTACGGCCTGACTCTGATCATCCCTGAACTGACTCATGTAGCCTTCGTCAGAGTCGGTCTGCTTGGGCGCCATGGGAGCGTTGAACGTACCCATGTACGACTCATCGCTATCCTGTTGGATGACCTTAGCGGCCTTGAGTACTTCAATCTGACGGGTCTGGAAGGACTCTTCCCCGAAGGCAGCCTTTTCAACTTCATCTGCCGTGCGGTCCAAGTCGTTGACTAGAGCCTTCGCCGAGTTGAAGTCCATATCCCACGAAGCATGGTGGTCCTGAATGTACGAAGCCATCTTCTCAAGACGGACTAGAATACGGTCAGCGTCTTCCTTTGCAAACTTGATCGTCATGTTTTCCTCTTTGGGCGGTGACCAGTTCTCAGTATATCGAGCAATCAGTAACTTATCTGAATAAGAAGAATAGGCGGTCTTTCCTACCCCCAAGAGTTTATCCATCTTAGATTGCAAACCTATAGGGTCCTTAGTGCCCCTAACAGAATCGTAGGACGCCGGCTTAGAGGGCTTCTTAGGTTCCACTGGGGCATCCTCTTCAGTGCCAGACTGCATCCACTCTCTCAGACGCTCACGGTACTCCTTGAGGTTCTTAACGTAGTCTGACATTGAATCGTCATAGGAATCGGCTTCAATTTGAGCTAGAGCCTTAGACAGCTTTTTAGCTTTCTTAGGGTCCATATCCAATACGGCCTGTCTCACTCGAACACGAAACAATGAGGCGGGGTCATCCAAACCAGATTTTAGGTCCTCCGGATACCCCTTGGCACGCTCTTTGAAAAAGGATTCAACATTCTTGATTTTGTCAACTATTTCGGGGACCGAGTCCTCAGAAGTGATTGCCTTCTTAGAACGAGACCCAAAATGCTCGGCTACCGCTTGGCGGTAATCCTCCCCCTGGAAGGCGGCTACCATCAAAGTTTGGGCCGCTGGGTCCTTGATGGTGGACAGCGTTTTTTTCCTGGCTTCCCCGAGCGAAGGGCGTTCCTTATTGCCTTGGGTCTTAGGTACTCCGAAGCGTTCATCCCTACCTAGTAAACTAGAGTCCGATGAAGCTGTCACAAACAGATCTCGGGATTTCTCCCTTGCCTTTTTCATCTTATCTTCTGGCGATAGCCCATTGGTACTCAGCATGAAGTCGGTCAACTTCTGCGCCATCTTAGGTGGGGTACCTGCTTTTTTCATGGACAATATAGCCCTTGAACGTAAAGCAAGCTGCGCTCCAACTACCGCAGTGCGATGACGCTGGGTCTCCTCAACTTGATCCTCCGGCGAAAGGGTCGACAGGTCCACCTCTTTACCTTCCCAAGTCACTTTCTTAGGAGGGGGGATTTTATCAGGGTCAAGAGTGACCTTCCCGATCTTAGCCAACTCAGATTCAATATCCCCGGATTTGATAGGACCCAGGGACTTAAACTCATTGAAGCTGGAAACCAAGCTTCGTATGTCATCGGGGTGCATACGAATATACATACCCGCCAGCTTCGGAGGGAATGTACTAACCACAAGCATCCTAGACTCTTCTACCTCAGAGTTGGAAGGTACTCGACGCGTAGGCGGCTTAGGTTTCGACTCAGGTTTCTTTGGTTTACCCTTGCTCTTATCTTCCTTAGGCGCTTCTGTGGTCTCCGTAGGAGGCTCCTCTACGGGAGGTTTAGGTTCCGGATTTTTAGAGTTATCCGTCTCTGTCGTCTCTGGTTTAGGTTCTGGTACCTTCTCTGGAGCGCTCTCTTCTTTCGACGGAGAGTTTTGAGGAGGGGTCTTAGGTTTCTTACCTTTGGTTGCAAAGGCCTTTTCCGCAACCGTTAGAAGGTCACCTAAGGTTTTGATGCTAGGCGGTAGATTCTTCTCAAAAGTCGAGGCGGGGTACGAAGGGTTCCCCTTAGCCAACCCGCCCAAGTCAGAACTAGGGTCCAGCAAGTTCCTAAGGCGACTAGCTAAACCTGGGTCACTTTTAATTCGATTGGCTATCTCTTGGACGACGTCCGCGAGGTCATCGGAAGTTTCAGTTTCGTACTTTTCGTACTCTCCACCACGCTCCTTTAGCGTGTCCCTGGATACCTCAACGATTTTGCCGTCTTCCTTACGTCTAACCTTAGTCTTCGGGGTTTTAGCCAACCTAACCACGGACATCAGGTTCACTGACCCGCCTATGGTCTTGTAATTCATAGACAAATCGGTGTCTTTTTTGAGGTCCTTGTCGGAATTTATATCCGGGTCCTGACCGTCATCCATGCGCTCACGGCGCTTGTCACGTCGGGGAGGTTTTAACTTAGGCTGAGGGCGGACAAGGCGACTAGCCTCCTCGTCCTCCCTCTCCCCAGGCGTCTTAGTACCAAAGAAGTCCATCTACAACTACCTGGGAATGGTAGATTAGAAACGCCCCTCTTCTTCGGGGGCAGGCTCAGCCTTCATTTCCAACTTCATGTACTTAGCCAGCCGCTCCACGATATCGGTCTTCTCAGCTAAAGTACGAGCAGCCTCACTGTACATACCTCGAACGACCTCGTTGAAAGTGGAGTCATTCACGGTACCCATGTCCTTTTCAATCTTCTCTCTCGTGTCCGAGGGGTCAATATTGAACATCTCAAGGATTAGGTCAATGGATACGGAACCCTTCTGATACAGGTTAAAGAGGGCGTCATAGGTATCCTGGCTATCCCTAAGAGCCAGACGAGTGAAGCTAAGCTTAGGGTATATAACTACCTCGTCCCCAAACTCGTCTATCTCCACAAAACCCTTCCTACGGGCAACGGGCTTGAAAAGGTTCTCTTCCACGTACTCCTGAAGGATTTCGCGAAATAGCATGTACCTCGTGTTGATCACTTCCAGTTTAACTCTATCGCCCGAGAAGGTGCTTTCCCCGTTCAACAAAGACTCGGTCACCCCGAGTCCGGCATAAAGCTGCTTATCCGTGATCTCGTACTCGGACTGAAGGTCGAGTAGACGGTCCTTTGCTCCAATTTCGTCCCAGTGTACCTCATAGTTAGACACGATCGTGTAATCGGGATCAACCATAGCCAAATCGACTTGCTCCCGCAAGTCATCCGTGTCTACGTCCGACAAACCCTCGGCCCACACAACCCGCTTAGGGGTCATAGCGCGACTAGCGATCTGAGTCTGAGCTTGACGAAGCTTTTCGCGGAAATTTAAAACCCTAAGTACTCTATCAAGTATGCTAGAACCCAGCTCTTCCCCTGCGTTTCTGCGGGCTGCTAGATGGTACACGAAGGACCCTTCGTCTGGGTCCGTGCCGAGGGGAATTAGCTTACCTGATTCAATGTAATCCCGTACCTCTGCGGGCATAGAAGCTACGACTTTTTGAGCATCCTCGTCCCCTGACTTAGCTCTTTCTATGAGCGCCCTGTCACGATCACTAGGGATAAGGTCCACCTTAATGCTGTCGGTAAAGCTGTAAGTCTCCAACTTGACCTGATCAATAGGGAGGATTATAAGCCTAGACCAACCTTGATAGTGCTTCTGGTAATACGCAAGTTCACGGTCCTCCTTATCAGGGTGCTCCTCAAGCTCGTCTACCTCATACTCATTTGCGGACCCATCCTCGTTAAGAACTGCCTTCTTTTTCGTCTCAAACCTATACCCTACATCCTCGGGGACTTCTACAGTGGAATCCTCCGCAAATAGAAAGACGTTCCCATCCAACCAGTAGTGGCGGCTTGCGGTAATCAAACGCTGAAAAAGCTTATTTTTTGCGCACATACGCTCAAAGAAGTTGAGTATGTACTTAGCGTAATGCTCTGGGCTTTTGAACCCCTCTGGGCAAGTAGAGGGCTTAGGCTTAGATAAGCGCACCTTAGACATCGGAAGTTCCGTATGCAAGTCTATGGCTTGACCTACAATCGGGTCCGAGTGGTAATAATGCCTGTATATCTCCCTACGCTCACGGAGGGACTGCGGCAGCTCAAGGAAGTCAGTGCTTAGTTGAGGCGAGAAAAACGACTGAGACTGGGCTTGTACTGTATTGGCCCCACTCAGATTGTTGACTCCTATAGTGCCAATAGCCCCATAGCTAGCCTGAACCTTGCGCGCCAGCTTCTCTTTCTCGGTAAGCAGTGAGAACCCACCCCGAGAGGTATAAGGTGGATGAGGCAGACGCCCTGGTACCGTATTGGCCAAGACGCTGTTGCTCATCCTAACATTGGAGTAGGTTTTTGACATCACTCGTCCCCGTACAAGTCATTAAGGTCTGAGGTCATATCACCCTCCAAAACCTGCTCAATTACCTTGCCCCCATTAGAGGATTCGAAGAGCCCGTAGACGCTGCGCCGAGTTGAAGCAAGAATTTGCTTCAACTCTCGGCTTTCTTTACGCCGCATAGCTTCCACTTTTCTAACCTCTTGCTCACGAACCATCTGGATATGGGCTTTCTTGACGTCTAACGCCCTATTGACCGCCTCAGTCCTCTTAGCCCCTTGCATAACCGTGCCGGCGAAACGTCTCGTGGAATTTGAGATGTTCACGTAAGTAGAAGTCAAATCGGAGGGTTTCTTGCGGGCAATAGAGTACATTACCTCACATACCTGACTAAGGCGTTCCGCCGAAGCCACAATTTGGTTTCGGATTTTGGTGGCCTCAGCGCACAACTCATCCTCGGTCATCGAGTCTATGAATTTCATAGGAAGGTTTGAGCCCCTAAAAAGTACCGGTTATTTGCTTTAGGCACCTGCGCCACAACCGCCACAGCAAGAGCTGGGGCGCCAGGAGCGCCGGATAAAGTCATTTCATTCTCCTTGGTCCAAAGCCCCCTAGAAGAGAAGTACAAAGGTTCCTGAGCCAGGTAGACTAAAGGTACTAACGGTCCCGCTTGCCTTGACGCGTAGGTGTATCGCTCGTACGTCGATGTAGATATGACGTTACTACCCGTAAGCAAAGTAGCAAATCGGTAAGAAGTCTGATTCCTAGTCATCCCAGTGAAGTCGTCCCCAGGTTCATTGGAACCCCAAATCAGGAAACCTCCGAATAAACCCGTTGAAAATGTGACGACTCGTTCGTCTGCGACAGACCCCGACCACTGAACGCCCTGCCCTCCGGGCCAACCTAAGTCTACCATAGTTTGGGAGACAACCACAGGTTGGGTATCCCCTTTGAGTAATACAATACATTCTCTCCCGCGTATAATTTCGGTCATAAAGTAGTCTGGAGTGTGAGGTAGTAGTTATTGTCAACCAATGGGGCCTGAGCTACAATCCCGCAAAAGTTACCATTAGGCGCTCTTGAGTCACCACTCAGGTTCCACTCGTCCTCTACCGTCCAATAACCTCGAAGAGAGAACCTTAGTCGGTCCTGAGGGGAATAGGTTATCGGCACCAAAGGTCCCGCTTGCCTAGACGCATAAGTGTAACGCTCGTAGGTCCTGGTAGATACCAACCACCCACCCATAGCCAAAACCCCGTATCCGTACAAGGGTTGTTGGCCAGTGATTGCAGTGTACTGATCAGATGACTCGTTAGGCCCCCAAAAGAAGAAGCCTCCAAACATGCCGTCGGAGAAAGACACTGAGAACTCGTCTTTAAGCGAGTTTGCCCATGCTACCCCTTGGCCTCCTTGCCAACCCTGGGTTAACATAGAGTTAGAGATAGACACTGGGAAGGTATCCCCTTTCACTAGGACATGACAATCTCGGTCACGAGGGTATTGTAGGTTGGGTGGCATGTTATATAGCTACCTGCACACCCAAGTAATACCCCGAAGATACCGACGGGGCTTGGGAAACATACCCCACATAGTACGAATTAGGCGCTCTAAGGTCCCCACTAAGGGACCATTCGTCCTCTACCGTCCAATAACCTCGAAGGGAGAACCGTAACCTATCACTTGGGGAGTATACCAAAGGAACTAGTGGGCCGGACACCCTAGACGCATAAGTATACTGCTCATAGGTTCTAACTTGTATCTGCCAACCCCCGAAGCATAAAGTTCCGAATCGGTAGTAAGGCTGATTCCTAGTCATCGAAGTGAACTGGTCAGACGCTTCATCCGAGCCCCACCACAGAAAACCACAGGCGTTTCCATCCGTGGGACCTACCATAAGGTCGTCTTTACTACCGGACACCCAGCTCACGCCTTGCCCCCCTAGCCAGCCCGTAGACACCAAAGACTCTCCGATAACCACAGGGATGGTGTCCCCTTTGACTAGTACTATGCAATCCCTGGTGCGAGGAAAATCCATTTACTTAGTCTCTTGGTTCTTACTTTGAACCCAAGCCATGACCGCATTCTTGAGAAGCCCATGTTGGTTTGGGTCCCCTTGAAGTAAGGTCTCCCAGTCCCCGTCAAAAGACCTGAACAATGTTCGTATAGATAGGAAGTCGTCTTCCTTTACAGGAACTTCCGACCCCATGTTGTCTAACATCAACTGAATTAGACGGTTAGCGAAAACCTTTGGGGCGGGGGGTTCACACAGATCCGCCGTCTTCTCGTTGAGTTTCTTGAGGATTGACCCATCTATCATGTACTGGTCTTCAAGGTTGGGTACGAGGTATTGACTACGTAACGTAGCGGATTCATGTCCTACGGCGTCGGCCACTTGTTCAAGCGCCTCCTTGAACTCCGCTTTAAGCTGTTTCTCTCGCTTCTTTTTGTCTTCCGGTAACTTACCGCCTTTAGACCTAACCTTCTTGAGGCGCTCGCACATCTCCTCATTCGCGTGGAGGCCTCGTATATCCTTCGCCGTGATGTCAAACTCCTTTAGGTAGGCATTCACATCCTTGGCTTTTACGCAACCTTCTTCGGCCTCAAAAAGGCAGTCGTCTTTACCTTCAAGTGCGGCGTAAGCCTCCTTGAGCGCGGACACGACTTTTTTGTCAGTTACTTCCTTTTCGTGCTTGACCCCAGACTTACCTACATATTTAATAGTAGCTTTCCCTCCAGAGAACTTGATATGTTGCTTCTGCCAACCAGTAACCCCAAAATGACCGTCGTCCGCCGATTCATCGTTTCCGACTCTCTCGTACGTTTGGTCCATCAAGGCCACAGCTAAGGCGGTACGCTGAGTCTTCAGGTCCTTAGAACTCAAGTCCTTATCCACACGCTTACGTAGATTCTCAATAGAACCGCGCAGTTTCTCGTAACGCTCAGCCTTTTTTCGATGACGGTCCGCTATCTGCTTCTCAGAGTAGTTATAAACGACCGTGCCTGAGTCAAGCTCCTTCTTGGACTTATAAGTAGCGGCAACTTTGAGAAGGTTGATTTCGTTGTCCACGTTAGCGCCTCCTGGGGTTGCGAGGGGACATACGATCGGTGAACGTCCCGTGACTACGCATACGCACTACCTGGTATCCCGTAGAGGTGTTATATCGGGGGGCGGGCGTTCCCCCGGGACCCCGAGAAGACGTAGCTACTATTTTTTGGTTGCCAAGCCTCTCCAAGGAGAGCCAAAAAGCTCGAACCAAAGCGTCCGACAAGTCGTCGTGAAACCCTTGCGTTTGCGGCGCTTCCACAATGACTTGGTTCTTCGTTATCTGGGTAGCCTGAAGGGTCAATAACTCGGAGATGATCTGGGAGTGCTTACCAGACCCACCCCCCGCCGAAGGTAACGGCCAGTCATAGAGCACCAGGCGGCGGTCATAGATAAACAATTTCATAGCCTGAAACATCTTGGAGTTGACGTCCCGATTGAAGAACTCGCTAGTAAACTGCCTCAACCCCTTCTTGTGGAGGCTTTGCTCCAAAGGTATCCCGTTCCAACGGTCAAACAGTCCAGCGGTAATGTAGAATTTCTTCGTCAGCGCCTCAATCCACTCAGAAATGGCATCGAAGTCAAGACGGGCTACGGTATCAGTGGTCTTTGCGTAATCCGTGAGAGGGGCGGTTAGGTGGGGGTTTAGGTCTCGCCATGATACCCCAGCACCCCACTGCTCATGGTAGTCTAGTATTACTTTGTCCCCTTCAAGATGGGTAATAGCTACCGCCGTGTTATCGCCGACCAAAGCTAAGTCGATCCCCATCTGATGAGGTACACGAGGGGGTCCGAACGTCCTAGGGCGATGCTCTGGTCGCACACAATCTAGAAGGTCCTGAGACCTCTCAATCCAACCTCGACGTCGGTCAGAAAAAGCTGCCCCGAACTCGGTCTCGAACACTAAAGGATCCTGATGGTACTGCTCCTTAAGGAAGGACGAGCTTACCGTTGGATTAACTTCCCAAGTAGGCGCCTGAACGACCAGCATGTTCTCCGTGCCTTCCGCACGAGACATAGCGTAATGGTAAAGTTCGTAAAACTTTCCGCTCCGATTCAGAGGGGAAGATATGCAAATGATGCGGCTATCTACCGGTACCTCCTGCCCAGTCTTAGGGTCAACCTTAGGGCGATTGGTAGCGGGGTCCTTAGGAGAAAACGCTAGAGCCGACGGAATAACCGCGTCGTAGATATCCTTAGCCGAAGAGGTGCCGGTCTCCAAAAAGTGAGCCATCTCGTCCATGATGATGACGATGCAACCGGAACCTCGAATACGATTTGAAGCGGCGGCGGCAAAGGCTACCTTAATGGACGCTTTACCTTTGAAGCTCTGGAACTTACCGTTATCTCTATGTACGTTGCCGTACCCAAATCTATCTAAGTCAGACGGAGTCATGAACTGTACGGCGTCGGAAGTCTTACTCACCGCGTAAGGCTTGAAAAACTCACAGTTAGTGAGATGAGCCGTGATGTCGTTGTATAGAATCGCCGCCTGCTCTTTACCCGTAGCCACCGAGATCAGCTTGATCTGGTTACCCCTTGGGAGACCGTAATAGGTGTGCGGGTCCTTGAGCGAAAGCAATCGGTAGATCTCGTAACTAGCAAAAACTGCCGATAAGGTGCTTTTACCCGAGCGGCGACCTACGGGTAAGATAAGTTGTCGGCGTTCATGGTCTTGCTCGGGTATGTTGCAACGCCCCTCTTCATATAAGAAGTGAAGGTACTCAACCTCGGTAAGACGGTACCTAACCTGAGTTCTAAACCTGTCCGTGACCTCAATGGTCTTCTCTGTGTCATCCAAGGGTAGGTTGTAGTGAAGCTTGATGATGAACCTCTGTACTGGGTACAGTTTCATCTTCAAGCCCCAGGCCGACTCCGCGTACTGTATAACGTTGAAGATCTTGATAGGCCGCCCGTCTGGCCCTACCGCACTAACGTCGCCCGTAGATAACTCGGCCTCGGATAAAGCCTTAGTCTTCTCCCCCGCCTCTCGTATAAGAGTCGAAAAACTCCCCCCCGACTTGCTCTTTTTCACCGCCACCTAATTACCTCAACGCGTCCTGAGCCCGCTCTTCCCAACCATCCATAGCGGTACCTAGGCGATTGAAGAACAAGTCCATGACCTCGGGAGCCATAACCTCCTGGGCGATTTCTCTCAAAGTCTCTACCCACATCGCGAAAACCTTCTGCATCTTCTCACTGCTCAGGTTGACCGAGTGCTGGTCAATTTCTCGAAGCTTAAGTTCGATGTCCGCGATGCGTCTAAGAGCCTCTATACGTCGAATGGAAGCCGAAGAGGTTTCCTTGCCTCTACGTTCAGATTCTAATCTGTCAAAACCTATACTAGCCGCTTCCCTAGCTATCTCACGCTTGATCTCGCGCAACGTAGTAGAAGCGTCCCCGTTGGAGTTGACCGTCCTAACTAACGGGTCTTCCTCTACGTACCTAATCCTACGCTCAATAAGTTCCTGAGCATGTTGTTCCTCCGCAACCGATCGGTCTAAGACCTGAGTAGTAGAGGAACTTCGACTTGGGCGGACAGTAGGTTTGAACCTACCTGAGGGCTTACTAAGCAGCAAAACCTCAGAAGTATCTTCATTTGTATCATTTTCGTCATTCATTTTTCAACTCACGGGCTTGTTGCCTCCGCCCCCACCAGTTTCAATCAGATACTGAGACAGGTTATTGACTACATTGTAGCCTTTGTCTTTAGGTACCTGATTTTCAATGGCTTTTGATAAGTCCTTACCCGTTTGAGCTAGGTTCAGGACTCCAATCTGGTGTGGCTTAGGGTAAAAAACGTCCTCAGGTCTAATGTCTCGACGGTGAGGATCTACGGTATCTTCGTGACCTTCTGCCATAGGCTTGCCGTGGTCCTTCACTAAGCCACGATCTATGCCTCTAAGGGCGTTCAAGGGCTTAGTGAGGTCTTTATCTCTCTTTCGCTGCCCCGGTGGTTGCTCGGCCAACATGGTTCGGGCAACACGAAGAATCATGTGACCATCCCTCACAGCTTGACCTTTGCGTTTCCAATCTCAACGTCCAAGTTAGCCGAAGCCATTACTGGATTGACATCTACCTGCATTTCATGTTGCAACTCAAACTGAGCCCGAATGTTATGCCGAAGAGTAGTGTCTATGATAGAGGAAGCTGGTACCTCGGTAGAGTTACCCGAGGTAAGAATCTCCCTCTGTTGCGCAAGCTTATCCGTGTAAGGCGGCTCTACAACCAAAGGCTTGTTATACTTGGAGCAATACCCGACCTTGGTTTGAAGGATGCATGAGTCGCACTTAGACGCCATCTTGACGTAAGGGACAAGACGGGTACGATGAAGTCGAGAACCCTCGTCGCAACCCTTGCCGTAATCCTCGTAGACAGAAGCGTCCACGTAAAAGACGCCCTGTAAACCCTGCTCAGCGAGAATAGCCCTTAGACCCTCCTGGGAAGCCTTGATGTCGCGAGGGTCAAAACTAGACTTGAGGGCGGACAAGAGGTCCTTGCCGTACAACCCTTCGTTCAAGTACTTTGACGCAGTCTTGACAATGTCACGCTTAACTAAGCCTGAAGTAACGTGACGATCAGAAGAGCCCGTGAAAGCCCGCATATACGAAGTAAGAGGGGTTGAGTCCGTCTTAGCCGACGCGGTACGGTAAACTTGCTTAAGTGCCTCTCGTACTGTCTCCGCAGGCGCCGCCACGTTGGCTATATGACCCGCCATACGGTGCTCCCTTACCGTCTGACTCAAGGTTTCCGGAGTATAGACATCCTGCGCCTTAGCGACTAGAGGGCGACCGTATAGGTTACAACGAGACATCTTGTTGTGCGTGCAACCAGAGCACTTGCCGCCCGCTACGATCGCCTTTACCGACGAAGCCTGACGAGCTAGAAAGGACGCCCCTTCATGACAGTCGTCGAAGGAATCCTGAGTGGAGTAAACGGTACCATAAAGTCCCGCCTCTTTGAAAAGCGGTTCCCAACGCTCACGCGTAGACCGAAGGTCTTCTACCGAAAAGGATAGTTTGAGAGCTGCTAGGATATCACGCTCGCTACGCCCCTTAAGCATTTCCTTACGCAAGACCTGAACTACTTCCAACGCTACCTTATCCATGGCAATCTTAGTTGACGCAATCTTGCCTTCGGCCACGCTTGGAGCCCAAGCCATCTCAGCTTCGGCTAGACGACGTTGCTCCGACCCAAGAACCGGTAAAGATACCTTCCTAGGCGCTTCCGCCTGGCGAAGGAACTGAGAAGGGTTTACTACGGGCTTAGTCTCGACTACCCCAACGCCCCCAGCGTCGTTCGCTAGTAGAGCGCGTTGAATGCGCTCACGAGGAGTTGAGGAGGAAGCCTGAACCGACTTCCCCCTGGCCGCCTGAGTACGCTCCACCTGTACCGCTAACTCGGGGGTGTAAGGGACGTCTACAACGATTTGTTTCTGAAAAACGGCGCATGGACTACTTGCAACGTGCTCGCACTCGGAGCATTGTTTACAAGCGATGACAAACCTAGCCTGAGAGGCATAATGACGAATGAAAGCCGTCGTCTCCTTGCTCATTTGATGCCGGTCAGGGAAATCCGAAGCGTCGATGTAATAACGTCCTAGAAGTCCCCGCTCGCCTGCGATTTTAACCAGGTCATCGCGAACGACCCTCAATGCCGCGGAACCAAACTTTGCTTGCAACTTTTTGATCATCTGACGTGGGTCAGGGTTTTGTATGATCAACATGCGAGCCGTGCGAATAATAACCGCGGAAGCTCCCGCGGCCGTCTTACCTTCCGCCACGTCACGCATACTCGGTACTGCGCCCTTGTTAGGTACTAGGTGCGCGGCCGGACCGTCCTCGTGACTCCAAGCTTCCTCAAGCTGAGGGGAGAAGTCCAAGTTCTGCTTAGGTAGACGTTCCAGCTCCCTATAAGCCTTCTCGTCTACGTCAAGCCAATCAAGGTCAGTTACAGAGGAGCTTTTCAAAAAGCCCGAAAGGTCACCAAGGTCAGCCATTTGTCACCTTATTATCGTAACGGTATAGATCTTGCAGATCATTCCGGTAGTTATGGGTAGTCCAGTCGTACTTTACATAAGGTACATCTTGGCGCTCGAAAGTAGCCCCGCCGTTAGGGGTGTTACTATCGTAGTTATAAGTAGAAGCGCTGTCCCCAGGAACCTCTGACTCCGCACGTAATGACACGTTGAACTGGTTACCTTTGTCCCCGTCATAGTAATCGGAGCGAGATACGGGGCCAGTATTAGGTAGACTAGAGGACGCTGCCCAAAGGTTCCGACTAGTATTCATATAAGGAGTAGTGCTCTCGTTAGTCCTGCCAGCCCCGGGGGACTCAGGAATACCGCTGGAAGGACCCTTATCGCCTACCTCCTCCGTACCCTTCCCTTTTGCCCCGTAACCAATACCAAAGTCATTAGCGTCGGTCGGGGTGGGGTCCTCGTTAGCGTCAGGTAACCCAGAATGGGCAAACATGGAAGTGTATGCGGGCTCCCGAGGTTTATCCATGTCGGAGATCTCTTCGCCGCCCTCGCCCACGTTATACGACCCACCAGGACCCGTTTGAGTCCCGCGATCCAAATGGTCTACGCGAGGCCCGGGTAAAGTAGAAACCGGCAAGGATGAGTTAGCGGAAGGGGCTTTCCAACTAGCTTGCATATCCCGTGTAGTCGTAGGCTTAGCGGTAGACGTCTCAGGACCGCCCGTCTCAGGTACCTTAGAAGAGGTCCCAGGTTCCTTACCGTCATTGCGAGACTCAATCTCGTCGATACCCTCTTGCCCAACGCTCTCTGGGTCCTGTATCGCATGACCAGCCTCACCAAGAAGCTCGGTGATATCCTCGGCTTCGTTCTCGTCTAGCTCCGCAAGCTTAGGCTTCCAATGAGGCCCATTCATCTCGTCAAACAAGGTGTCCGTGACGGCGGACAAAAGCTCACAGGCCTGCTGCAGTTGCCCTCGAATTTCCTTGACGGGCATCACATAACCACGTCCGCCCAACATGCCGTCGGGGGAGACTGAGGAGGACTTGATACGAGCGAACTCCTTGTAGGCCGTAACCGCGTTACCCAAAGCCACCGAAGTAGAAAATAGCGCACGCGATAGCGGCTTTAGGGCACGAGCGTCGAACTCATGCCCCTTAGGGATATTCCTAGCGCCAGACTTAAAGTCGCCCGAACCCCCCGACTCCGGAGGTATAGGCGTACCCTCAACCTGAGCCACAATCGTGCGTACGCGACGCCCCGTAGTCATCGTTTAACCCCTCAACGGCGTGCCGTCATCGGCAAACATTCTCTCGACAAAGAGAGACCCATCCGCGTCCTTCTTGATTGACCAAAGGTCCTTGTCCGCTTTGTGAATGAGCAAATCCGTGCTCAAACGAGTAAAGCCAGCTAAGTCCTGAATGGACGCAACCTTTCGGCGAGCCGTCTTCGTGACCAGTTGAGGCTCCCGTTCAAACAAAGCATCGAGGCCCGCCGAACCCTGAACCTCAAACTTAGATAAGTCAAATTCGTTTGACATGTACAACCTCACGTAACTACGAGGACTATTTCAACGTCGATGTAACCATTTGTGCTAAACCCACCGATACGCAAAGTCTCTGAGTAGGTACCACGAGACAAACTATCCGCGGGCGAGCACGTAACCGCCACAACCTGCGTATCGCTGGCATCTAGTTGACCCGTTACAGGAGTGATGCCCGTAAGCCAATCAGAAAGCCCCGTCAACTTATTGACGTCGAAGTCAAGAACCGAACCCGCCAAACCCGTATTCTGTATAGTAAAGTTCTGAGAAGGAATGACAGGGAATGCGCCAGATAGAGGCTTCACAACCGTGAAGGTAAGCAATAGAGGAGTCGCTGAAATTGTGGGTTTGGGGCGAACTATGATAGTGACAGGGACCGTCTGCGGGCTATTTGTCGCCCCTGGGTCCTGAATAGTAATAACCTCGCTGTACGGGCTGTCCGCCGCCAGCAAAGACGTGGAACTCACGTCCACGTCAAACTGACCGGACTCATTAACCGCCAAGTTCCCAATGTTAGCCGGGATAGAACGCAAGTAAGGGGCCGAAGTAGTGATCGTAACCCCAAGAATGGACCCGTATACGCCCACGTTCGTAAGAGGAACGCTCAAAGGTTCCGAGAAGCCACGACCCTCATCCACCTCGAAGGTAAGCGTGCTAGGAGGACCAACAAGTATACTAGAAGCGAAGTTGGCCATCAGCTCGTCGATACTCTCCGACATAGCCTGAACAACCGTACCAGGAATAGGTATGCTATCCCTCAGCAATCCGTACGGGGATTTGATCTCCCTTACCGAATAAACGGGATTTGAGCCAGACACGTCGAGACGCGTAGTCCACCGCCATTTCCCAGCAGGAACCGCGAACTCAAACTGGTAATCATGAACCTGGAGGTTGTTTACGAGTGGCACAATTCCCTCCTCTGAGAGGAGGTATAAGAAGAATCACGAGTGCTTGACTAAGTAAGAGAGGGCCGCCCTAAGGATGTCTGGGTTGTCCCGCGCATGCCCAACCCCTAAGTTACAACTACGGCATAAAATACCACGGATGGCTTTTTTGCCTAATACATGGTCGTGGTCAACGTGAGTATTACGTCCAGAAGGTAAAAGTGGTGTCGGACAAATAGAGCACTTTCCTCCTTGATTGGAAAGGAGGGTTTCCACTACCTCTTCGGTTATCCCGTAGTTATACCACAGATTGTAAGACCTAGTGGTTATCTTATCGTCGGTTATTACAGGTAGGTCCTGTAAAAGACCCTTTTGTAGGTAAGTTACCGTGGACGTTAGCAGGTCTAAGTCCTCTTTGAAAGCGCCCAACATCACGTTACATAATAAGCAAAGGATGCCTCGAACCCTGCCCGTACTATGGTCGTGATCAATACAGGCCCCAGTTTTAACCCTACCTTCGGTTAGAATCACCGAGCATATGGGACATAAGCCTTTCTGTGACGTAAGTATGGCGTCCTTCTGCTCTACTGTGATACCATATTTAACTAGCCTACTTTTTGCGGTATACTGCTTGACTAAATCTGGATTTCTTGCCTGCCACCTCATAACCCGAGCTATCTCTTTCTCGGGGTTAGCAGCGTACCTTGCCGCATCCCGAGATTTGAGGTGCTCCGCGTTGGCCTCAGCCCAACTTTTCCACGCGTTAGGGTTGGCTTTACGGTAAGCTGCCTGTTTTTCAGCACAACACTTCTTACAGTAGTACTTTAGCCCATCCTTAGCTTTCTTATCTGAGCCAAAGGGGCCATTACCACCGCATGTAGGGCACGTCTTATTAAATGCACCCATTACCACCTCGGTCCCGCCACTGCGGCAAGACAACTTCTTTAAGGATATTGAAGTTCTTACCCGCGATAGATGAGAACACCTTGTGGTACTTCAAGAAGACGGGGTCATCGCCAGCCTTCTTCTCCAGGGTCTTGACCGCCACGAAGAACCTATGCCTGACCCGTCCTTGGGTGAGGCCCAAGCTGGCCGCTACCGAGGATTGGCACGTTGTTTTCCACATGCCTACTAGGATATTGACATCGATGTCCTTAAACGGAACACCTGGAAGGTCGGCCCTCATTTCCTCTTCTGTGATCTGGGGTATCGACAGGAGGAACTTGATCCGTTGTACTCCGCGATCCAGACGGTACGAGATAGCCGCCTGGGTGACCCCAAAAATCTCGGCTATGTCCGCCTGCTTCTTTTTCAGGATGAAGTACAAGTATATGATATCAGCCTCTTTGTCTGGAATCTTGTCCAGTAGAGGCTTGACCTGGTTTTCGTAATCGAGGGATTTAATTACCTCGACTACGTCCTCCTCAGGGGATTCCTCCTCGACTTCAGGGGCGGCGAAGCGGTTAGCTAACTCAGAAGGGTCGATAGAGATAAGATAGCCACCGCTCATGCAAGAACCTCCGCCTTAAGTCGTTTTTACAAAGCCTTTATCGATCTTGAAAAAAGGCTCTAGTATAGAGTCGGGTTGAATATCGTACTGTGTAAGTAACTCTCGTACGCCGTCTTCGTTTGGGGTTGGCTCCGTGAAGGATATTGGTACGTTCTGCAGAGCCATCAGTTCTCGGTTCAGTAGAACCTGTGCTTTGGAAGCCTTAAGCTTGTCATACTCTTTAGGTGTAAGCCCCGCCATGTGCGAGGCATAGATGCCTTCTACCGTCCCATAAGTCCTCAACATACCTTTGAGGACTTTATCTCTCACTGTAGGTACCCCAGGTAAATTATCTGAGGTATCCCCCAAGAGAGATCTAAGTTCTACCATCTTACTGGGGGGTACCCCGTATTCTTCAATGACGCGATCAGTATCATAGATTTTCTCAGAACCGGCCCCCACCTTAGGGACCAACAGCTGAGTAGTATATGACACCAGTTGTAAGAAGTCATGGTCCGTTGAGACCATAATATTTAGATTTCCTTCTAAGGGGCCTCTGACTAGGCTAGCGATGACGTCGTCGGCCTCCTCCTCTAAGTTGTATGCCTGGGTGACTCCGAGTAAAGGCAAAGCTGTGCGAAGGGTGTCTATCTGTCCATCAAGGAAGATGTTCTCGGTATTTCTTTGGGCTTTATACCCTTCATACCTAGACTTTCTACGTTGCTTGGACCCGTCCCATACTACATACACACTGTGGTTTTCGAACCGGTTCTTGAGAGCACTCAAGCTTCTTAGGTACCCGAACAGTAGTCCGGTGGGTCTACCTTTGCTATCCGCCATAGGGACAGGTTGCACTTTGAGTGCGTGGTAGATACGGTACGCCAGGTTCGACCCATCAACTATTACGTTTGCTTTGCGCATTTTTTTCTGCCTTACGGAGGGTGTCTTCGATCTTAGTCAACTGGTCATTAATTTCTTGACCCTGATCCGCAACTTTGCGTAGAAGCGCTACCTTGCGAGAGGCCTCGACTAGAGCGGATCCGTCGGGTATGTATCGTACCTCGTCTAGGTGTCTACGTCCAGTGACATCTTTAATCAAGGGTAAAAGTTTGGACACCCACTTATATTGATCAGACGCCCTGACCTTCTGTGCTAAAAGAGCGAAAGGGTTAAACCCCTCCGTAGCCACTAGAAGTTCTTTGGCTCTCCTGACTAGATCTTGCGTACGGGACATCCTAGTCAAGAACGGGGCGAAGGAGGGTACATCAGACTGATCTTCAGCGGGCACATACTTCAAGAAGCTTCTAGGCAGGGTCACGATCGTCTGTTTGGACCTTAAACTGACGTAGACTTGAACCGAGTCGTTCTCTTTGATCTCCTCGATCACTCGGCAACGAATGCCCTTGTAGGCTCCGCTCGTCACCTCGACTTCGTCATCTACCTCTATACCCTGTTCAGTTTCAACAACTATTTGGCGCTTCATCTTAGCGATATCTGCGTCCTTAACCGTAGAGATGCGGCGGGTTCTACCTACGGGGGCGGTCAATACGGTAAGAACGTACTTGGACCCTTCTACTTTGAAGTAGAAGGGATCCGGTTGTTCGCGTTTAACGAAAACGTAGTTGTCTATGAGCTTGTGTACGACCCTAGAACCCCCTACTTTAGATATAGAGGCGGGAATGAAAATCTCGCACCCTTTGAGAGTGCGAGTCAAAGACGCCCTCAGAACGTCTGGGTCTTCGTCCTCCCCTTGAGGCGTTAGTTCAAGTACTACCCACTCATTACCAACCATGGTTAGGTCCTTCTCGTATTAGGTATAAGCTTGGAGAAGGCGCGTCTCCAGTTCTCTGGGGAAAGGAGCGTTCGCTCATCCCTGCCCGTTCGGTTCAAGTCAAGCGTCATTTGCTTAGCTTTTAGCGGCGTTTTAGGTATGACTTGATGGTCATTCTCGGTCAAAGCCGTCACTTTAGATCCTACTAGGGACGTAGGTACATGAGTCATCCTGAGCAGGTCTTCTTTGCTCACGGGTTTGGGTGTGGGGGAGCTAGGTACAGGCTTTGGTAAAGGTGTCGAGGTGACGGGGGTGGTCTTAATAGGGGTGGCCGCTGGAGCAGCTTGGGTCACTGGAGCAGCTTGGGTCACTGGAACCTGGTCTTTTGGTGGCGGGGCGGTCTCCACTACAGTAGTAAGAACCACATGAACGGGTTGTACTTGAAACTCAGGTACTTTAGCTACCGGCATAGCACCGCCACTCAACATCTGAGAGAGCGTAGCTATCTCGCACACCAACCCAACGCTGGTTATGTAACGTGACTTGAGGAGGCGTTCGGTAACGGCAATCAGGTTATTGTTCCCGTAAATCTCGTGTACCTTAGCCGCTAGGTTTCGGTCAGTAAAAGTGAAGTCTGCGACCATGCCGTTAGCCAATCGAAAGGCATTCATAGCGGCCTCGGCTAGCCCAGAAGCCGCTTCCTCTGCCGTCACTCGGTCACAAACCTTATCTAGGATAGACAAGGCGCTAGGTAGATCCACAGTCATTCGGACCAGGACCTCAAAGTACGAGGACACCAACCCGAGATTCAACTGATCTCGTACTCTATCAACCGTGATCTCCCCGCCTTGGGAAATCATCTCAAGGCGATTCAATACGTCTCGGATATGACCTCCGGCGTAGTCAATCACAGTCAAGACGGCGTCGTCCTCATGTGCGACAGACTCCTTGTCGAGGACGTTCTTAGTCCACGCAAGAATCTCCTCCCTAGTAGCGCGGCGTATCGTATGCTCCTCGCACCTAGAACGGATAGCGGCCCGAACCTTCTCGGGCTCGGTAGTCGCAAACATTCCAACCATGAGCTTCTCTTCAATAGGCTTCAGCAGGGCGTCTTGCGCGTCCTTGGATAGCCTATGACACTCGTCAAGCAAGTAAACCCTTTTAGGGGCACCGAGGACAGCGAAGGGTAACTCTTCTACGATCTTACGTATGTGGTCGATAGACCCTTGACTAGCAGCGTCTCTTTCCGAGTAAGCCTGGGAGGTGTCGTCTAGTATAGCCTTGCAGTTTTCACACTCATTGCAAGGTTCAGGGTCTTCTTTGTTGAGGTTTTGACACAAAATAGCCCGAGCAAGGATCCGCGCCAGCGTCGTCTTCCCCATTCCAGAACCGCCGGAGAATATGTAGCTGGTATCTAAAGCGGTACCATTGCGCAATCTAGCCTTCAGAACGGCAGCGGCCCCAGCTTGCCCCAGCACATCTGCAAATTTGCGCGGACGGTACTTAAGATCCCAACTCATAGACTCTCCACTACCTCAGAAAATCAGAAATTCTGGCGTACTTGCTCGGTATCCTCTTCCTCAGTCATGAAGTCCAAAGACAGCTCTTTGGCGACCGAAGAGAACTCAGCCAGCTCATTAGTCCAAGCACCGTAGCGGCGAAGGATGGAACTGAACTCATGAACGTCGGGTTCCCTGACTTTCCATTTCATGTCTCCCGTCTCCTCATCCTCTTCACCAGAGCACCTTTCCAACAAGTGATCGACTAGGGCCGTACGCTTCGTATTGTCAAGGTCATTCCATATCTCCAAGGGAACTTCCACCATGAAGTCTACGTTAATCAGGTAGATCATGAGATCGCTCATCTTCTTGACTGACCCCATGACTGGCTTGCCGCCCTTCTTGGAAGCCTTCTCCTTGAATAGGAAGCGAAAGCGGGCCGTAGCCAACTCAGGGTGAAAGTTGGCGATTAGGTTCTGCGCGATCTTCTCGGCCTCTTCGGCCTCTCCGTACAGCGTTGACATTTAGTACCTCATCTGGGTTTTTACGTAACTGGCTAGTTTCTCGTCCCCCCAAGCTTCCCAAAGGTCGCCGGGGTCCTTAACTCGTTTACCGTCCGCTAGTACAACACCGGTTGGGTACACCCACACGTTGGTATCTATGGACGCCCCGTAGAATTTGACAAAGTTTTCGGTCCCGTCTCTACCGCCCTTGTCATCGTCGTAGAACAGGTGAGCCTTACCCACGAACCTGGCGAGGGACCTAGCTAGTTGACTAGTCACCTTAGCGGTCAACGTCGATATGACGTTAGGTACTTGCCTCTGCAAGGGTAGTAAGTCAAAGGTACCCTCCACGATAACAACTTCCCCGCTCTCCCACACCGCCTGAGCGGCCTCCCTGAGCCCGAACATGACGGGTTCAGCCCGATCCAGGAAGAAGTCCATGTAGTTCTTCCTGTCACGAGACACGGGGCGAAGCTGAATGCCACGCGTTTCCCCCAACCAGTTGGTTAGAGGGAACACAAAGGATTCGCACACCCTCTCCTTGTGTCTGACCCACCAACTCATAAAGTCGTCGGGGTACGCTGGCCCCGAAGGCAGGTCATTTCCAATGTACCCCAGCCGGTACAAACCTATCTGAGAGTCGGAAACCCCACGAAGCCAAAGCTCTTCTTGAGTTTCAGCACTCAGATCATCTTGACTGCTAGAAACCAGACCCTCAAGCCACATAACACCCAAAACACCGCTTATTCACCTGAAGGGAGCAGTTTTTTAGAGTCAAACGGGGGAGCCAAGGGCTCCTGTTTTGGATGCACAAACGTCAAAAG